ACCACCCCCGCCATCACCCTCTACGGCCTCGGCTCCGTCGCCGCTGCCGCCGCGTGATGGGAGCGCTTCGCGCTCTCCGTCACATCGCTGCCCCGCTTTCCGCGGGGCTTTTTCTTCTTCCGAGTGGATAGCCCATGGGCATGATGACGTTCCGGCGCCTACGCGCCCAAGAAGCCGCCGCGGTCACAAGCCGCAATACCCCCGCTCCGGCGTCCCCACCACCCCCCAGCCCGCGGAAAACTAGGAGCAAGGAGAGCCTGTCCGATGCCGCTAGCACTGATCCGCAGGCTCATCAAGGGCACCCCGCTGACAGCGGCCGAGCACGACGGTAACCTCAACGTCCTCGAAGCCGCTATCGCCGCCTCTCTCCAACCAGGCCAGGCGATCCCGTCCGACGTGGAGTGCCGCAACAACAGCGGCGTAGGTCTAACCGCAGGCGCACCGGTCTACATCGTCAGCAGCTCTGGCACTAAGCCGACGGTTGCCCTTGCGGACGCCTCTTCGGAAGCGACCGCTGCCCGCTCGCTGGGCCTGGTTGTGGCGACGGTGAACAACAACGCGGACTGCATGGTTCGCACCCACGGCGTCCTCACCGGCGTCAACACAGCGACGCTCACCGAGGGCGCCGCGGTGTGGCTGAGCGAGACCACGGGGCAGCTCACCAGCACACGCCCCACACAGCCGGCGCACGGCGTCTTCTTCGGCTTCTGCGTCAAGCAGGCTGCCGGCACCGCTGGGATCCTCTATGTCAATGTCATCAACGGCCAGGAGCTGGATGAGCTGCACGATGTTCTGATTACCGGCGCACCGCCTGCAGCTGAAGCCCCGCGGCCGGCGTTGGTGCGAGGGCCAGACGGCCTATGGCGTGATTTACTGCTGACACCCGGTGATGTTGGGGCGGCCCCTGCAGCGCAAGGCGTGACCAATGGCAACAGCCACAACCACGACGGCGGCGATGGTGCGCAGATTGCGTATTCCAGCCTGTCGGGCACCCCAACTCTGGGCGGCGCGGCGGCGTTGAACGTCGGCACAAGCGCCGGCACCGTGGCGGCGGGTGATGCACCGGCAGCGGCGATCACTGCACTTAAGGCGGAAGCAAATCCCCTCCCTCAATACCTGCAACCGGCCGAGATTATTGCCGGGACCAATATGTCAGTGGACACGACTACCACGCCAGGTAGCGTCATCCTCAGCACAACGGGCAGTGGCGCAACACCAGCAGGAACCGCCACCGAGATCCAGTACCGCAACGCTGGCGCCCTTGGCGCGATCCCGAACAGCGCCGTCGATGGCACTACCGGGGCTGTCACGCTGGCGCGGCTGCTGCTGACCGCTAACGGCGCAGCGTCAACGTCACCGCTGGCGCTGACGGGAACGTGGTTCACGGGCGGGACCACGACGACCACAAAGCCACAGGTTCTAATTGAACCGACTGGAACAGTAAGCACAAGCTGGAGCACCGCCGGCACGGGCTTAGGCGTCAATGCGCCCAGTGGGTTCACGGGCAACCTGCTTGATTTGCAGATTGGCGGGGCGAGTCAAGTATCATTTAAAAATCAAGGCAATCTAAGCGGTTTTAGGTTTGGGTCAGAAGATGTTCAGATCTCAAAACATGTAGTATTCGGTTACTTTGATTTCAAAACTACTAGCGCCAATTTTGGTTTTATATTTTCAGCCCCAACCTTTGTATTTGGCATAAGATCTCAAGGCGTTGCGTTGGAAAACTCGGCCTATTTGGGCTGGGGAGACAGCAATCAAAACAATGGTCACAGCCTGCTTTTATTTAGAGACGCCGCCAACATCCTCGCCCAACGCAACGGCACTGCTGCCCAAACAACCCGCATCTATAACACCTTCACCAGCACTACCAACTTCGAGCGAGCGAAGATCGAATGGGCAAGCAACATCCTGCGCATTGGCACCGAAAAGGGCAGCGGCGGCGGCACCGCTCGCGATATGGAGCTGCAAACTGATGGCACAACCCGGATCACGTTGAAAGCAAACGGGGCCATCATTTTTACTGGCCTGCCCACCACCGATCCCGCTGTCACCGGCCAGCTATGGAACGATGGCGGCACCCTCAAAATCTCCGCTTAACCACCATGGCCATCAACTCCATCACAGTTCAGATCACCGATCAGCGGATCGTCGATGGCTGGGTTGCCGCCGCCATCAAAAACAACACCACGCCTGAAGCACTGGCGCGGGAGTTTCTGGAGCACCAAGGTCGCACCTATGCGGACCTGAACCGCATCGGACTGCTGACCAGCGGTGCGTTCATCCAGCGGTTCACGGCGCAGGAATATGGCGCCATCTTGGCCGCTGCCGATCAGTCGCCGGACGTGGCAGCGCTTATCGAACAACTGGTCAGCTCGCCCCTCGTGGCCCTCGATGATCCACGGCTGGAGCCGGGCCTGCAGCAGCTGGTGGCCGCGGGCCTACTGGCACCGCAGCGTGTGCCGGAACTACTGGCGTATGAGCGGCCGGAGGCGCAAGGGTGATCGCCCCCGCTGACCTCGCCGCGATCATCGGCAAGGCCAGCGACTGCCACCTTCCGGCTGAGTTCCTGGCGGCGCTGCAGCCGAGCTTCGCGGAAAACTAGGGTCAAGTAACCACCTAACGAGCCATGGCGTCAACCTTCTTAGGCGGCGGCGGTGGTGACACCGCCAGCAGCCCCACCGACGCCTTCGGCAATGGAACGCGCCAGTACAACTTCGCAGCAGCCACCCGCACCGCGGTAGCCACCGCCTCCTCCGCTGCCGTCGCTATTGGCACCCTAGGCGCCTCCCGCGAGATCCTGCTCGTGTCCTCGACACGCTGCTTCATCCGATTCGGCACCTCCGACGTAGCCGCCTCCTCCGCGACCGACGCCACCGTCCTCCCACTCCCCGCGGACGCCCTATTCACGCTGCGCGTCCCCGGCGGCGTCACCCACTTCACGGTGATTCGCAGCACCGCTGACGGCTTCCTGCACTGCATCCCGGTGGTGTAACCCCATGCCCGCCACCATCGACGCCACAATCGGCGGCGCCAACGCCAACAGCTACCTCACGGTGGCCGCCGCCGACACCCTCACCGAGGCCATGCTCGGCACCCTGGCGTGGACAACCGCCTCCTCCGACTCCAAAACCCGCGCCCTCATCACCGCCACCCGCGGCCTCGACACCCTCGGGTGGATCGGCACCAAGACCGCCACCACCCAGGCCCTCGCGTGGCCCCGCACCGACGCCTCCTGCGATGGCACGGACTACGCCGACACCATCATCCCCACCCCAATCCTCTACGCCACCTTCGACCTCGCTAACTCCCTCCTCACCACTCCCGGTCTTCTCCTCACACCCCCAACCAGCAGCACCTCCCTCATCCCCGGAATCCCCAACCGCACCCTCTCCAAGCTCAAGGCCGATGTCCTCGAACTCACCTTCCGGTCGGACGTATCCGCCAGCGCCCAGGCCATCGTCAATCCCCTCACGGTCCTACCCCACCTAGCCACAACCCTTGGCTGCCTGACCACCAGCACCATTCCGGGTGGTACGAGCCGCATCATCAACCGGGTGCGCAGCTAACCGCCCCAAACATGGAAAACTGCGGGTAGTCGTTAGGCTACTCGTATGAGCACCAAGAAGACCCAACCCCGCGGCTACCTCGCCACCCCGCTCGACCGCGAGGAGCAGCGCCGAGTGGCACGCCTCTACCGCGAACACGGCGGCCTCGTGAACCACATGGGCCGCAAACTCTGCCGCAAGTACAAGGGCGTCCGCGCCGAGGACATCTATAGCTGCATCAACGTCGCCTTCATCAAGACCTGCCGGGCGTGGAACCCCGACAAGGGCACATTCTCTACCCTATTAGGCGTCTTCAGCGTCGGCGAAGTCCGCCACTTCATCCGCGATCAGAACTGGTCCGTCAAGGCCCCCGCCTCCGTCCGGTCTCTCGGCCTCCGCGCCCGCTACATGCTCCGCGCCGGTCTCTCCCCGGACTTCGTATGCGAGGAACTCGGCACCACCCCCGAGGCCCTGAAGCTCGCCATCTTCTCCGTGCAGTCGCTCGACCACGACATCCGCGGCTTCCGCGACCACATCTGCCCCCGCCCCACGCCATGGGACGTACTCGAACTCAGCGAGCTGGAGTCCCCCGAGTTGATAGGGGCAAACTAGGCGTATAGCGTCTCAGGACTCACGATGGCCACCGGCAGATTCTTTGCAGCCCTGGGCTACAAAACCTTCGTCAAACTCGGCACCAGCGCCAGCACCATCCCCACCGCGTCCGCCGGGATGACCCGCATCCTGTCGCTGGACAACACCGGCATCCAGGGCACCAGCGAATCCACCTCTGTCCTCGACTACGACTCCGAGTTCGGCTTCCAGAACAACCTCATCACGAGCCAGAGCTACAGCATCCCCTGCTCGATGAACCTCGATGTCAGCGACGCTGGCTACGAGATCCTCAAAATCGCCTCCCTCCAAGCCGCCAGCGGCGTCCTCCTGGAGTGGTACCGCGAAACCCCCGTCACCGATGGCTCG